TCAGGCGCTCACGGAAAAAACATACCGACGTCGGGAAACCATCCGTGCCGTTATAGACAAACGCGAACCTTGCCCACTTGTGCGACAGGTTCGAATATCCGCAGGCCTTGTCTGGAATGCGTGACTTAACAACAGCAGTTGCGACAGTGCCAGCAGCGACAGTGATTGCCCCTCCAGACACCCATGCGCTCGCGTACGCCGACCCGATCAGGTCGAAATGCGCTGCGTCGATAACCGTGATCCACCAGTTGCCATTCGCCTCAGTGGTGCCCGTAACGCCTGCGATGTTGACGCGATAGCCGGTCTTGAACCCATGCGCTGCCGACGTCGCGATGCGAACAAGGCCGGCAGCATTCGCCGTCCCTGATACGGTTTTCGTGATCGTTGTATTGACCGACGTGATCAGTACATTGCCGTGCCCGTTGTCGAGATACTGCCACTGCACGCCAGCGTTGCCGTCGTACTGCGCGCCGCTTTTGTGTGTCGGCGGTATTGTCCCGGTCGTTGCGTTGTTCAGTGCCTTGTAATTCACGCCGTTGTATCGCCGCACGTTGTTGGCGACGACAGCAGCGCCAGCCTCCCATTGCAGCGTGTCGTTGAGGCTTTTCTCGCTCAACTCAAACAGGACATTACCTTCGTATGACGTGAAGAAGTTGGTCGTTGCAGAACACAGATACACGGTTGACCCGACCTCTGCGTCAGTCACAACAGCGCAGTGCGTCGTCAACGAGGTATCGGTGTTCTCGTCCTCAAAAGGACCATCAGTCAGATACCACGCTTCCTTGCTCCCACCTGCAATGAACAGCGTAGAAACCACCCATCGGGTATCGCTGAACCGCTCAACCTTCAGAACAGAATAATTTCCCTTCGATGTGGCGATATAAAGCACGTCACCGGTCTGCGCTATCCTGAGCGTGCATTCGCCGTCGGTTCCGACTATTTCAGACGCGACGAAATTAGTCGGTATCTCAGGGACTGCCGATCCGCAGACGTCCCAATACAGGATATTTGTTGGAAGGTTTCCAGTCGTTGCGGCCGTGCAGCGATACGTCGAACCCGAATAGACAACAAACTGGCCGACAAGGTACGCGGTCGCATTGTCGTAGGTCGGAGGAGTGATGTACCCGCGATCCGTGTAGAGCCTGCATATCTGGTCGCCAAACTCCAGAATGTAAGATTCGCTCGCAGAAAATGAAAACTTGTACAACCACGACTTGATTGTGCTGTCTTCGACCTCGTGGATGAACATCGTCCCGCCACGCCGAACAGCCGGCCCCTGCACCGTCGGCAGGAAGTTCTGCAATTTCTTGCAGCCGCTACCGTATTTCGCGAAGTCAGTGCGGCCATCCATCAACGGCGAGAGTTCGCCGGTATTGAAGGAGTTCAGGCCGGGCGATGCTTTCGTCATGGGTTACAGCCTGCTCAGAACCCAGGAATCATCCGGCAACGGTTGCGGCGGGTTCTCAATGGCGTTCGCCCGTGTCGCCATCCGCACGGCTTCCTTGTAGTCCTGCTGAAGGAGTTGCTTCTTCGTGTTCGATTGTGTGATTTCTTCGACACACTCAACAGCCATCGCGCAGGCCATCACGTCAACAAACGCGGCATCCCATGAACCAACGTCCTCAACACGAGACATGTACCGGATCAGCAGCGGCGCGCCAAGGTCAGTGAGAATCTTTCGGCCCTCGATCCTGAACGGAACCTCTTCCGAGTTTCGGTAATCAGACAAACCAGACGCAAACCATGCGCCGTCAATGTCCAGCAGGCACAGGAAGTCGGATGGCAACTGGTACTCGTAGGCAAACCCGAAGACAGGAGCCGTCGTCAGCGCAGCCAAGGATGCGCGAGCAATGGCGAAGTTCCACCGACGCACGCGCAACTCTTTGTCGCGCACCACGTCCCACGCGCCGCCCATAATGCGGCCAACCTTCGTGGAATTGTCGATGGCAGAAATGCGCGGCTCCCCGATCTTGGAGAGCGCGCGGTTCACCACGTCGGTTTGCGAAGCCATTGCAGGCTCCGCTTACGCCAGCGGCCAGTTCTGTTTGATGATGTAGTTCTTGATCTCTTCGATCTTGATCAGTGCATCGCTCTTGGTCAGAGTCGTCACGGACAGATCGATTACGACCTCTACGTCCTTTGATTGCGTAGAACTCCCAGCGGAGACGTCTTCTGTATGGCCGCCGAGAGAAAGGCCCATGTATCGCTTTGCCATGTCGCGTTACTCCGTGAAGAGGTTGCTTTGATCCAGCACCTTCGAAATGTTCGCCAGTGCAATACGGATGTTGTTCTTGGTTAGCGCGCCGTTGATCACCACCGTAACCGGAAGCGTCGAGACGTACAGCGAGTTGTTCAGTTCATCCGAGAGAGCCGTCACCTTGGCCGGTGCCGTGGAACTAGCGACGACATCGGTATCAGCCGCAACGGTTGCGAGCTTCGCCGCGACTGCGCCCTGGGTGATCTTGACGTTTCCGCCAACAATCAATTCCGACGCGATATTCACGATTGCCATGGGTCACCTCAAAAGAAGGGGCGGGTTTTACACCGCCCCGAATTGCCCACGGTTTAGACGTAGCGAACTTCAACAAACACCGCACCAGAACCGTCGCACGCGGCGGTCAGGGTTGCGCAGATGTCGATGTCGCAGTTCGGGTCGCTCGACAAACCAAGAGCCTGCCAGAGCGGCTTCTCAAGGTTCGCCACGGTGTAAACACCGGACTCGTGCGTGATGTTGCTGGCCGTCAGCGCGCCATCCTTCAGGCTCACAGCGGAGCCGAAGAAGTCTGCGTCGATGACGGTGCCCGCAGCCGTGCCGGCATTCGACACGCTGCCGTAGTAGCAGCCGAAGTCGGCGACGGTCGTGGTGCCGATGTCAACGCACGTCAGGAGGACGGCGCGAACGTAGCAGTTCGACGGGACGGTGCAGAACTTGTAGATAGAACCGCTGTCACCAGTCGATGCGCAGGTCACAAGACCGGCGGCAGATTTCGATGGTGCGTTGGTATACGGATTAACGAGCGTTTTCGGCGTGACGTCACGAGCCGTGATCATCGCGCTTTTCAGGTCGGCAGTTGCCATGTTTGCATTCTCCTATCAGAAAAGGGATTGCCCGGCTGTTACACCGGGCGGGACGATCAGGACTCGCGGCACCAGATACGGAAGACGCGCTTCTCTTCCACGCGGGTCGCCCCGATGGTCAAGTAGTGGTACAGCTCCCACGGGTTGCCCTGGATGTCGAGACGCTGGTTCACGCTCGGTTGCGTTTCGTTCCACATGCCGAGGTACATGCCGGACTTTACGAAGACCGGAATGGCGCGCGAGGTGCCAGACTGATCATCGCCACCGGTAGGAGCCGGAAGGTTTTCGTAGTGGTGGAAGTTGATACCCATGAAGCGGGTTACCTTGCCATCAACCATCACCGGCCGTTCGTTGAAGTCGAGGCTGATGATTTGCGCTTCTGCCAGCAGGTCGTTGGCTTGCTTGGAAGTAACCCAGCACTCCAACTGTTCGCTGTCGAGATCGATTTCGTTCGCCATTGCCTGACGACGAACCTCGCGCAACTTGACAACGTTCAGGCCGGAAGCCGTGCCACCCGTGTTGACCGCGACGTTCTGCCCGCCGTTGGCGGTAGTCGTCGAACCGAACGAGGTGGTCGTGCCGCCAGACACGCCGGTCTTGGCATCGGCAAAGATTGCCGTCGCAATAACGCGATCCATCTGACGGTTCGATGCGGCCACGTTGTTACGCAGCGTGACGGACTGCGGGTCGCCCAGCAGCTTCACCTTGTCGAACGTGTCGAACATGGTGCTGAGGTCATACGACTCGGGGTAAACCCAACGGCGATCAACACCAGCATCAACGCGGGTCTTGGTGCCGAAGCGGGTAATGACCGGCGTCATTTCGACGGCGCCAATCTGGTCAATCGGGGAGGCTGCTGAACCTACATGCGAACCGGAGTTCACGAAGGGACGGAAGCGAGAATCCATGCGCTGCAGAAGCAGCTGGTAGTTGCCAGAATACTGCTGCACAAAAAGGGATGATGCGTTCGCGGTCATGGGTGTATCTCCTGTGAATTGAAAATTCCAACTCGCAGCAGTTCAACCTTGTCCGCGAACGCAGGGGCTTAACTTGCTTGCATACCGCAGAACGCCTGCGGAGCGCGCCGGGTTACCGGATCAGGGAGGACGATGCCCGCTCGTCTTGTTCCCCTTGTCGAGCGTCAAGGTATTTCGACCTGGCGACGCTTCGGGCTTTTGCACGACCTCAACCATGTAATCAAGAATTTCTTCGTTTCTCGCACGGTCGAGATCCTTGCGATAGGTCAACTTTAGCAACTCAAGCCGCAGCGTCCTTATGTCCATTTAAGCGGCCCTCACGCCATGCCGTTGGCGTACTTGATGAGCCGCTGCATCTCTGCGTTTTGCTCTGCGCCGCCGCCCATGTATTTGTCCACCCACTCCTTGTCAGAGTGCAGCGCCTTGATGCGCTCCTGGGCCGCTTCCGGCGTCATCACGCCGAAACCTTTTCCGCCACCTTCAAACCCTGCCGGCGCGTGTTCGCCCAACTTGGCACCGCCAGCCGCCATGATCTCCAGCAGCTTCTTTGTGCCGATGGCCGATTCGATTGCCGATAGTGCGTTGGTGTCGAGTCCCAACTCGCGTGCAAACCTGCGGCCCATCTCGGTCTGCTTGTCGAACGCAGCGCCCCATGTACCTTTGAGTTCCGCGACGTCGGCCTCGGACTGTTGCGCGAGTTTCTGTTCCTGCGCTTTCTGCAATGCGGTTCCGCCTTCTTGCATCTTGGCGACGAATGCCTGCGCCTGCTTTGCCGGAATGCCTGCCTCGTGCATCCACGATGCCAACTGCTTCACCGTCTCAGGGTTGCCGCCTTCTGCGACCGGCAATTTGTAGCCGTCCGGCGTTTCCGGCCTGCCGAGTTTCGCCCACACCTTGCCCCATGCTTCGGGGTTGTCGTCGGCCGGCAACTGAAGCAATAGTTCCGCAGGAACGCCGCGCAACTTCTCCAGGTTCTGGTACGACGTGAACAGATCGACGGGCGACTTCCACCCCTTGTTCTGAACGTAGCCTTTCGCGGCGTCGTCGAGGCCAGCGGTCCAATCGTTTGCAGTATCGGTGGTTGTCGGTGCGCTACCAGTCAGCAGCGCAGCAGCGCCGCCTTGTCCGCCAGCGGCGGGGGCAGTTGTGTCAGTCATGGAATATCCTCAAGGTCGTTGATTGCCTGAATGATCCGGTCGTCGAGGTACAGGATTTGCGTGATGCGCAGCCAGACCTCGCGCCTTCCTTCCGCCTGAGCCGATGCGATGGGGTCAACCATCTTCGACACGGGCGAAACCTTTGTTGTGCTTTTGTCCGCGTAGCAGAACGCTTTCAGGTCGGCGAGCATCACCGTGCCGTCGGTCGTTGGCTTCCCATCGTCGCCGAGGAATGTGCGGCGATATGCCAGTGCCTTGCGGGTGAGTTTCTTTGCGAACTGTTTGCCGTTGCTCAAGGTGTCGGCCCTGCCGTACCTGCCAGTTTCTGCGCCTGCGCCATGTCCTTGGCCGTCGATGCGGCAACCGGCGCAGCAGCGAGCAAGTCAGCAACCTGTTGTCGCTGTGCTTTCTCTGCCTGCGCTTGTGCCATCTGATCAGGTGTCCTCAGCCCTTTCGCCGGGAACCCGTTCACCTCGGCGAGTTCTCGCACCGTTTCCTGCCAGTCGAAGATTTCCAGAATGGACTGGTCGATGTTCGCCACCGGCATGATGGATTCGAGAGTGCGCATGATGGCGACGCCTTTCTCGGATTCCATGGCCTTCGACAGCGGCGACACGTACTGAACGTCGATCTCGCCGCCAATGTCGATCAGTGATTGCGGCATCGGGGGCAGCATTCCAGCGTGCGCCAGGATGTCTATCTCGCGCTCGATCTGCGGGCCAAGCCATTCGGACTGCTGCCGGCCTGCGGTAGGCGCGAGCAGCATCCCCTTCTCCTGCGCCCTGATCAGCGCCTCGGTTGCCGTCATCTGCGGGTTATCGACGAGGATCTGGAACAGTGTTACGTCGAATGCTTCGTTGATCATGCGGCGCGACTTGTCGAGTTTCGCCTCAACCAAATCAGGCCTGCCGTCAGTGCGCAGCGGAATCACAGACGGGTTGCCCTGCGAATCAATCGCGCCGAAGTTGAGCGCGTCAGGCCGCGTCGAGAATGCAGACAACGCGCCATCCTCGGTCAGCAGCAGCGGCGGCGCAGCCATGCGGTGCAGCAAGCGGAGGTTTGTTTTCTCCATCTCGTTGACCATCTTGATGTCCGGCAGCACGGTCATTGCCGGCGAACGGCCGTAGGTTTCACGTGGAGCCGTTGCGTGTCGCGTCACGATGTACGGCATCACTCGGTAGCCGCCCTCGCTCAACACCGCCTCGCCCTCAATCGAAACGTAATAGGACGCCAGCGCCATCCCTTTGCGATCCTTGCGCCCATACACCATGTCGTTGTTGGGCTTCACGCAATGGATGAACTCAAACTTCTTGTGCACGTCATTCGTCAGGCAGTTGCGGATTCGCTCAGGCAGAACGTCCTCGCCCCACTTCTGCGCCGCCTGCCGTGCCGTGTATTCAAATAGGCGATGCACCGAGTCAAGACGACCCGCATAGTCAACGGTGAAAAACAATTCACCCAGCGCCAGCGTCGTGTAGCGGATGCCGATGCCGGGAAGGTCGTCAATGAACATCGAGCCGGTGCCGAATGCACCGAAGCACATGATCATTTCGTGCGCCTGCGATCCGAAGTTGGCGCGAGGTGCGTAGCGGGTGCGGAACAGAATTCCATTGACCTCTTCCAGCCATCGCTTGGCTTCGATGTCCTTCTTCGCGGCTTCGTCCAGAACGCGGAGTTTGTGCCACTCCTGATTGCGAGGGACGAGGATAGACTCACGCGCAGCGGCATAACGCTCAAGCGCGAGCCGGGCGGTCGAGTCGAATACCTTTTCGTTCTTCTTCTGGCCCGGCGTTGATTTCTCGTTCACGCCAAAGTTGCGGAACTCAGGCAGCACGCGGTCGGCAATCTCACGCCACTGTGCCTCGTATGGCTGGCGCTCAATCACCATCCCTTCATGC